TGACGTGCAGCGAGTAGGTGTACTTGGCGCCGGCAAGACCAGGCACGCCGGTGTACCGAGTCGCGTTGAATTGGCTGGTGAGCGAGGCGGTCAGACTGCCGTCAGGCGCACTTTCGGTTGTTCCGATGATGGTCAGGCCGTTGTTGACCCAGGTGTTCGCAGTCGGCGCGGACGTGTGCGTCAGCAGATTGCGGCGAGCGGGGAAGTTCTCCTCGTCCAGATACTTGGCGAACGTGCGCTTGCGGGTGAGCTTGCAGCCCACGAAGTCGTTGAAGGACTTTACCGAGGCCGACAGCAGCCCGTTGACGTTCGCGATCTTGATCTTGGGGCGAGGCGCCGAGCCCTTGGTGGTCACGTCGAACCCCGTCGCCTCAATCGGCAGAGGTTCGTAGGTCTGCCCCTGCCACACGACCGGCTGAGACAGTCCGTTCGTGCCGGCGTGAAAGCGCATCACCGAGCCGCCAGGCATGTTCGTCGTATCGAGGATGAACAGCTCCAGCAGCGCGGAAGGCGCCAGCGATTGAATCTCCTGACGAATGCTCATGCTTCGAACACCTGCTCAAAATCCAGCGAGATGACGTTGTGACCCTGCTTTCGGGACAGCTTCCACGTCCGACACACGAAGACCTTTGTCTCGCCCAGTGGCGTCGTCCAGTAGAAGCTCTGCACGCCATTGCGAGCCCGAACGAACGCCAGCACATCCGGAAACTGAGTCGTCGTCCGCGAGAACGTCAGGCTCCACTTCTCGGGACGGTTGTTGATGCCCTTCGGAGTGCGGAGCTCGTAGCCGTCGCCGAACTTCGTGATTGTGATGTCAGGCTCTTCGGACAGCTGCGAGTCCCACTCGGGGCGCCATGAGAATGTCGGTCGTGTCATTGTGTCATCCGTGACTTATCGGTAAAGCACGCCACCAGGGCGCTGCTGTGAAACCAGCTCCTCCATCACGACGCCGCGCACGCGCTGGGCCATCTCGCGCCAGGTTTCGACGTTGTCGCCCTGGGCGTCGGACGAGCCGCTGCCGTCGTTGTTGATCGTGATGTTGATGATGGCGTTGCTGCCACCGCCCATGCCGGACATCGTCACAGGGATGGAACGACCGTCAGGCAGCGGCACGTAGGCTTCAGGCATGCGACCCTCGCCGAACAGAGCGAGCTGCGGACTGTTGGCAATGCCGCCGTTCGCATACGCCTTGAGCGGAAGCGGGCCGGCACTCGTCATCACGCCACCGTCTGCAAAGCCAAACAGGCTCGCGCCTGCTGAACTGGCGATTGCGGCCATTGCGGCAGAAGTCTCGAGCGCCATCGTTGTCATGGCGATCGACGTTTCTGTCGTCATCGTTGTGAGCGCGACCGTGTGTTCCGTTGTCATCGTTGTCATGCCGACAGTCATGTCGGTTGCTACGGCAGTCATCGCGGCGGTTGTTGCGCCGGTCATAGTCGTCATGGCCGTGGTGACGGCCGCAGTCTGAGTGGCTTGACCTGCTGCGCCGGCAGCGCTGCCGCCCAGACCCAGCATCTCGGTCATCTTTCCACCGAACGAGCCGAAGGCGCTGGTAATCATGTCACCAAAGCCTTTCTTGATGACGATACCAAGCATGTCACGAGCGATGCCGGCGGCAAACTCCTTGAACTTGAACGAGCCGCCAGCGAGCATGTCCACCAGGCGATCGGTGAACGATGACGCCCAGCGTGCCGTTGCGCCATCCATCGCCTGTGTTGCCTTGGACCACTCGTCAGCCAGCATTTGCAGCTGGGTGCGCGAGTTGGTCTGGAAGTTCAGCAGCGCAGCCTGACGCATCTCCTGAGTGGAGGTGTCGATGATGGACATCTGCTGCAGGAACTGCTCGGTGGTCATGCTGGTTGTGGCCAGCAGGTTGAACGTCTCTTCCTCGCGACGGTTCTTCAGCGCCTCGATGCGCTTGATCTCCTCGTCGTACTCGTACTTGCGGAGCTCCACGTTGCTCATCGTCGCCTTCAGGGCGTTGCGCTGAGCTTCGCGCAGGATGTTGGCCGAATCGACACCCATCTTGTTGATGTCAACCTGATTGGCGTCCACGAGCGCCTTGTCGCGCATCGCGGTGAACATCCGATAGGCTTCGGTGCCCTGCGTGACGGTGGCTTCGAGCTTCTTGACGCGCTTGATCGTCTCGTCGAGGAAGCTGTTTTCCTTGACCAGACCGCGATTGACGAACTCCTCGGCCGAGCGAGTGAGCGCATCCGATGTGTCGATGCCGACCTGCTTGATCGCGTTCAGGGCGTTGATGGAGTCATCCACGCTCTTCTTGTCGATCATCTTGGACACGATGTCCTTGAACTGCGCCTTCTCCTTGAGCGTGGCCAGGCTGTCGATGAAGGCGTTGATGTCGGTTTTGCCCTCGGCAATGAATGCGCGGAAGCGGTTGACGAACTCCTTGCGCTCCTTCTCACCGCCCATGCGGGTGGGCACCATCTCGCCCTCGGCGTTCTGGACGCGCTCATCGAACTTGCCGGCGGCCAGGTCGCCCAGGGCCTCGAACATCACCTGTTGCTTCAGGCTGTTGAGGTCACGGGCGTCGCTCAGCGTGGCGGCGAGCTTGGCCTTGGCGGCGGCCACCTCCCCTTCCAGCTGCTCGGCCAGACGGATGATCGGGCTTTCCTTGAGCGGTTTCTTGGGGTCTTTCGCGGCAATGCCGATGCGACCCAGATTGCCGGCAGCCTTCAGTGCATCCGATGCGGCACGAATCTGGTCATTGACGAACTGACGCTGAGCCTCGAGCACCTGCTTCTGGCGCGGGTCTTTCGCGGCAGCAATCGCCTCGTCGATCTCACGCTTCTTGCCTAGGGCGAAGTCCAGCAGGTACTGCTCGCGAGCCTTGACCAGCGCATTGCGCTTGTCGATGAACTGCTTGGAGATGGCTTCGCGCTCGCTCTCGGTGATCTTGCGACCGGAGGCTTCGGCGCGGCGAGATGCGGCGTCGATAGCATCCTTCTCGGCCTTGTCGAGTTCGGCGGACTGGTTGCGAAGCTCATCCACGCGACCCTGCGTCTCGCGACGGAAGGTGCGCTGGTATTGCGACAGGTCTTTGGAAGCCGCGTCCTCATCCAGCAAACGCTTTTGCTCGCTGAACTGAGTCGTCGCCTGCTCGTAGATGCCCTTCTTTTCCTTGAGCTGAGCTTCGATGGATGCGCGGTATGCGGCAACGTCCGCACCGCCTCGATTATCACGGAAGCCTGCGCCCAGGGCACGGCTGATCGAGCGGGGAGCGCTCGCGCCATCCTTGTCGAGCTGTTCCAGAATGGTCTGAAGCGTCTTGACGGACTTGGCGGCCTCATCGGCACGAGCCTTCGCAGACTCCATGTCCTCGGTTGAGGCGATGCCCTGCTTGGTCCGATCGACGATCTTCTTGAACTCCTCCCAGCGGTTCATGTACTCCCAGAGCTTCTGGCCCAGGGTGACGAGAACGCCGATTGCCAGACCCACCCAGCCGCCGAACGCATCAAAGATGACCTTGGCGCCGGCCATGACGCGAGTCATCATGCCAATGCCGTTGGCGGCACCGATGGCTGCCTGGGCCTTCTGCGACATCAGGCCGGCGATCGTGCGAGCGTGAGACGCGGATTCGGCGGCGATTGCGTTGCTCTGCGCCGACACCATGTTGGAGGTGCGCGTAGCGTTGATGCTGGCCAGAAGCGCTGCCTCGCGGCGCTTCAGAGCGTCGATCTCAGCCTGAATGGTCGAGACGTTGTTGCCGACAATCGAGGCGTTGTTGCCCAGGCGATCAGCTTCGGACTGGTATGCGCGAGCGGTCGCGCTCGAACCGGCCTTCTTCTGGCGCATGGCGGCTTCGGCAGCCAGTTCGGCCGCCATCTGCTGACCGAGAAACTGCTGCTGCAGGCGATTCAGCTCGTTGTAGCGAGCCACGCGAGCCGCGATCTCGTCAGCGGTCTTTTTGCGCTCGAGCTCCATCTTCTTGATGGCAGCTGCTCGCTCGGATGCGTCCTGCTTCTCGAGCGCAGCCTGTTCGCGAGCCCACAGCGCCTGCTTGCGTGCGAACGCAGCTTCCTCGGCCGCGATCTCGTTGCCGATCAGCGTCTGCTTGTCGATGAGCGCCTTGCGCTTGGCGTTGATGTCGTCCTGGTACTTTTGCACCAGACCGTCGATCGAGCCGCGAATCGCCTTGAATGCCTCGAGCGCCCGGTTGGCCACGAAGTAAGCGATGAACGCCTGGCCGGCGAGCTTGATGGAATCAGACCACTGGATCATCAACTCGACGGCGCTACGAAGCACGCGCACGAGCTGCGCCAAGCCCTCACCCAGATCGTTGGCGAAGCGCTTGGCCTGCGCCGTGCCGAACATGTCGATCAGGTCTTGCAGTTGATTCTTGGATTCCTCGAAGAACTGGCTCTTGCCAGCCTCTAGCTTGAAGAGGTCGAACTTCGTCTTCAGAAGGGCCAGCATGCCCGTCCATGAGTTCATCATCGCCTCGGCTGCGCCATCGTTCTGAAAGCGCATGACGGCGAACATGTTGTTCAGGGCCTGCGTCGCCTCGACGGTGCCGGTTGACACCAGCTTGGCAAACTTGGGCATCGACATGCCGGCGCCTTGGGCCATCATGTTGATCGCGTTCGGAACGGCTTCACCCAGCTGCTGACGCAGTTCTTCCATCGAGATGACGCCCTTGCCGGCCATCTGCTGAATCGCGATGGAGGCTCGGTGCATTGCCTCGGACGAACCGCCGAACCTTGCGACGGAGTCCACGAGCGCCTGCATTGACCCGTTGGTGGGGTCCAGACCGCCGGACTTGAGCTTGACGAAGGCATCCGTCAGCGTCTTGACTTCGAACGGCGCACGCTGCGCCAGGTCGAACACGAACTTGACGTTGGAGAGCGCTTCGGCCTGTCGAGCCGCCTGCGTGGTCTCCTTGCTCATGCCCTCCATGAGCTTGGTGAGCTTTTCGACCTCGCCGGAGGTCTTCAGGATCGCGCCTGGCAGCGCCATGAAGATGTCGTGAACATCGTGCATGGCGTAGCGCAGCAGCGAGGCTGTCTGCACGATTGAACGGAAGCGACCGCCCAGGCCCGTGAAGTGATGCTCCAGGGCTTGCGTCGACTTGGCGGTCTGGTCGATGGAGCGCTTGAGCTCCTGGACTGTACGTCCCGCCTTGATTGTCTTGACCGTAAAGTCGCCGTCGTCCAGCGTCATTACGACCTTGATGTCACCACCCAGCATTTCGCTTCCTTTACATCGCCGCAGCCATCATCTTCAGTTCATTGAACCCTGCCTCGTCACGTTCGACACTCGTCGGGCCGGCGTACACCGTACCGATCTCCAGCACCAGCCTCTCGTGCGTTTCCTTGTAGCCATCGGCGCTTTGTGCTGCCGCAGCGACCGCAAGGGTTCGCATATCGTTCGAGGCTCGCAGGCGGCGAATGTTGCCGCTCATCAACCAGAAGGCCCTGATTGGCATTGCCATGACCTGCTGGTACGACATCGAATAGAAGTGGCTGACCTCGCAGAAGATGAACCCGAAGTCCACCTCTTGCGCGGCGCCCTTTACACGTTTCCCGCTTCTGCCTGAGCAGCCTGCGTTGCCTCGACCAGCTTCTCGGGGTCTTCACCTCGAATGAATGCCGTCAGCGCACGCAGCTGATCCAGCGAAAGGCTCAGCACGCTCGAAGGGTCCAGGTCGGGCACTGCTCGCTTGATGAGCTTGACCGTCGCCTCCAGCTGCTTTGCATAGCTCGCCTCTTTCTCCATCTCTTCAGCCACCCGAGTGGTCTCGATGAAGTCCTCGACCGACATTTCCTTGATCGAATATGTCTTGTCGCCGATTTGTACTTCGCGAACCTCCTTGGCAGCCAACTGGTTCAGGTTCAAAAGTTTTGTCATTCTCACTCCTCGATTGTGCAAAAAGAAAGGCCTCGCACTTGGCGAGGCCTATTCTATACGACTTCAGTCAGTTGTGAAAGAGCTTAAGCCCCCACGCTGAACAGCTTGCCGTTTGCGTCCGGATAGCCGGTGAACTCGGTGTTGTACACGCGCTCGGTATCCAGCTTGTACGCGAAGTTCATGGCGCCGGCGGTTGCAGCCAGCGGAATCACGAAGTCTTCGGACTTGTCGGTCAGAGGCTTGCCAACGGGGTGGATACGCAGTTCCTTGGCGTAGTCGAGCAGGTTGTTGCCCACGCCGGTCGGGACCGACACGGACTGGCCGGTGGGGTCAGTGCCGCCTGCCAGGGTTGCGCCAGACACAGTCACCTTGGCGCCGGCGGTGCCAGTGGCCAGAGTGAAGGCGTTGCCGTCAGCACCCTTCTTGCCACCGTTGCCGTAGGCCAGCTGCGAGCCGAAGGTCACGGTCACGACACCAGCAGCGGCGGCGTAGCTGGCTTGAGCGATCTTGGGATCGGTCGAAGCGTTCAGGGCTGCAGCCAGGTTAGTGGCGGTGCCGGCGGCGTTGCTGCCGATCAGAGCCTCGTTGCCTTCGCCCGTCAGAGCAGTGCGGAAGGTCACGGTGGCGCCGTTCACGACGATGGTGTCGCCGGAAGCGGGCTGAGTTGCGACGGTCAGAGAGCCAGTAGCGACGGTGCCGCCAATGGCAGACAGGGTCGCGCCAGGCATGATGGTCACGAGGTTTTCCAGGGTGGTTTCAGCCATCGGCACCTTGGCCATGACTTCACGGCCCATGATGTACTCGTTGATGGTCGTGTTACCGAACTGGTCGATGTTGACCTTGTGGG